AATTATTTTGTTAAAGTTATTAACAATTATCCAAACTTTTTAATTGTCTTTGTTAATTCATCTAAAGATTTACCAACATGTTCACCAAAATCTGCATGAAGATCTTCATCAGCATCTAAAGGCTGCATATCTCTCCACTCTGTATATTTAGAAACAAACAATTCTGATGCATCCACTATTTTCTTAATATCGGATTTTGCATAGTCCTTTCCATAGTAACTATTAGGATCTACATCCTGTCTTGCTGTTTCGTCAGTAAATGGATTTTTAATATCGATGCCATCGTAATCAAAATTAAAAGCCTCAAATGATTTTAAATGCTTCATTCTTTTCTTTTTCTTTTTTTTGTACTCTTCTTCTGCGTCACCCCTGCCGGCAGGAACATCACCAGAACCTACACCACCATCCATTGGCAATACAACAGGTCCCATTCCGCCCATTCCAGCTGGAGTTATATTTTCATTGATATCATCAATGAATGACTCAAATGTTGGTACGTATTTCATAGTTGTTTTTGTTTTTCATTTACCAAGCGTAATCAAAAGTTTCAATTTTAGATATTTGATCCTTAATTGTTTTAGCGTAATTTTTAGCTTCTCTTTCGTAGTAAGATTCAGATTGTCCATATCTTTCTTCAGATTCTTCACCCTGTCTAATGTAATCACAATATCTAGAATAGTTATCTAAAATATTTGACATGTGATTAGAAGCATCTCTTAATTTAGCTTCTCTACCTTTAGAGTTTTCTCCTATTTTAATTTCATCATATCTAGTTTTATTACCACTCGACAATCCGGCTTTAATTTGTTCTGCTAATTCATCAATAGCCTTTTCAACCATTTTATCAATTGGTAAAGAAGCTGCCTTGGTAGCTAAAATTTGGTGATATCTGTCTGCGTTAGCTTTCTTAAAAGCTGCATCATCTGTAAATGCAGTTGCACCTTCTTTTGCTCTTGCTCTGTCACCTCTTAAGTTTTCAGTAGAATACTTCTGTCTAATTAGATCTAAGCTTACAATAATAACTCTATCAGAAACTTCTGCAATTCTTTTACCATTACTTAAACCAGAAGCACCCCAGCCTCTATATTTCTTGTTTACACCAACTTGATCTGCAGAACCTTTTCTACCATCTTTTTTCCATGAAGTTGTCTTAGCCCATCTAGACCAGTCGTTAGTATAAAATTCTCTATCACCACCCATAGCTGCTAATAAACACCCGCCACCTGGAATTGTGCTCATTGCATTGTATGACCTAGAATCCTGTGGTAAATATGGATTCTCTTTTTCATTATCTGAAATAAAGAAAATAATATTTTTAGAACCACCATGGTTTTTAAATGCTTTTTGTGGGTTATTGTCTAAAATAAAATCTTCATCTTGTATTTTATCAAGGGCAACTTTAGTCAGTTGGTAAAAACCACCTGCTAATCTAGCTACGTTTTTTCTAGCGTGTTTTCCTTCTTGGTTACTTTGTAAAATACCTGATAATATAGCACTAGATATTTTTTCGTTTAATACGTTATATTCTGACTCAGTAGTAGCTGATTCTTCGATAAAACTAGCTAAATGTCCATCATCATCCCATCCGTATTTAGAATCGGCTAAAACAGCTTCAATATCTTTTCTTTTTCCAGTTAATTCAACTTCTGGATGTCCTCCTGCTGGGCCAATCTCTCTTAATACTTTTAATTCAACTTTGTGTTTCTTTAAAAGTTTTTTAAGTCCTTTTGATTCAGGGTCTGTAGCATCCATTATTACAGTAGCTTCACATAATTTTTCGTCTAGCCTATCAAAGAAGTCAAAGTGTTCACTTTGTAAATCTTCACCATACTTTTCGTCCCATATTTCAGCTAATTCATATTTAGTAACTTTACCTTTATACTTATCCATGATTTCAACATAGATACTACCATATTCATATTCAAAATCTTCACCATAAGAAAGATCCCATGCCTTTTCAATATCTTTAAATGTAAGCTTTTTGGCTTTGGCTTCAGTAACTACTGATTCTTTTACGAAATTCTTAAGATCATCTGGATCTATAGAGTATTCTACGTCATCCTCGTCACTTCTAAGAACAACTTCATATTTACTTATGTCCCAAATCTTAAATTCGGCATCTTTATTAAGAGTAGATCCATCTACGTCGTTAGTTATATCGTAAACATCTCCATCAAAATCATCGCTATGGACTGTAGTTTTAATCTTTTGGCCTTTTTTAAATTTAGCCTCGTTAATAGATTTGCTTGAGCTATTAATAAAGCTTGCAAATGATTCATGTAAAAATTTATTATTCATTTTTTTTGTATTTTTATTTGTTACTTTATAAGTTTTACCATCGAATTCAAATTCTTCGCTGCCCTCTTCAATTGCTTTAGCTCTTGCTCCTAAAAATGCGTTACCTTCTCTAACATTATCAGCAGATTCAGTATATAGGTTTACATAATTTCTACCTTTTTCAGAGTAAATTGAAGTGATTTTAAATTCACCATCAATTTTCTTACCAGTATCTTTTTTATAGTATTTAGCATAGTAAGCTTTAAAGAATAAGTTTGGTTCTAGTTCTCCAAAGAAGTGTGTCATTTTACCCATAAAGAATTTAGCAGATGGATAATAAGTTGTTATATCTGCTTTGGTTTCAGCATCTAAAACACCTTTATCGAAATCTTTTACAAATTTAGCTTCAGTAACTACTGATTCTTTAACAAGAGAATCTGCGTCTATTGCTATTTCACTTGAAAAAGTCTTTAAACCATTAACCACAATCATACCATCTTTTTGTATACGAGTAACTTCACCTGAATCGAATGGTTTTTTAGAACTTCTGCTTAGAATAGAAACTTTATCTCCTACTCTAAATTTAGCTTCAGTAACTACAGATTCTTTAATTCTATACTTTTTCATTAAAGATTCAGCATCATCAATTGCATCTTGTAATTCTTGATCGCCCAAATCTGCCCAGTATTCAGATCCTCTTTCTCCGTCTAAATAATTCTGAGATATTTGTTCCCATTCATTTTCTGCTTTTCTATCATACATTAAAATACTATCAAGGTCTCCGATTCTGTCTACAAGAGCGTTAACGCTATAATTTCTATTATCAGAGCCAGCCATTGGACCATATTCATTAAGTTCTTTAGACTTAGAAGTTTTATTTAGCTCACCAAGAATTTTAATACCCCATCTCGAAAGTGATACACCATCTTCAGATACATTAAAGTATTTTTTATTTCTAGATTTCCATTGTTTATGATCTCCGGAAAGTTCAGAAATAATTTTAGTAAATTCTTCTTTAGTAATTACACCATCTTTAATAGCCTCAATAACTGAATTTCTTACACTAGCCGTTTTACCAACAGTCCTTGCTGGATGGCGTTCTGTATATTTTCGTTTAAGTGTTAGTTTTTTACCTTCACTCAAGAATTCATTAAATTTTTTCATGTTTATTTAAGTTTTTTTAATATACCGTCTATTTCTGTATATGAGCAATTTGCACCCTTAACTATAAATGATCCATAAGAGATTGAAAGGTTTGCACCTTCACCTCCAGTTTTTACTTGAGTTTTATATGCTTCTTCTATAGATGCTTGATCTTCAGCAACAGCAACAACTTTAGGTCTAAATCCAGCGCCTACATTATGATCGTCTAAAGATCTTAAATGCATTTGTTCTCCATTAACTTCTACTGTATTATGTAGTATTAATGCAAAGTGGGTTTCACCCTTACCAGGTAAATCAAAACCATCAAATGCATATTTGCTAAAATAATATGATCCGAATTTTATTTTTTCATTTACTAAACTATTAGTAAATTCTCCAAATGTTTTTGTATTTTTCATATTAGTATATTATTTTTTTATATATTCTTGATAAAATCGTTAAATGTTTGGAAATCCGTTTTAGTAGATTCTTGCACAACTCCCATAGAGTCTTCCAGTTTAGACTTTAACTCAGCATACATATTATGTAATGCCTTTGGTGTTAGCTTCTTAAAGAGCTTCTCATCACCGTCTAACATTGCATTTCTTACCTGTGTTGCTGATATATTCTTACCAGTTCTAGGGATTTCAAATAAACCAAAGTCATCTCTAACTCCTAGGTCATCTCTATATTCTTGTTTATCTACTTGGAATCCATAAGTTCTCATTCTATCACTTCCTGTTCCCCATAATACTGGTTCGTATTTTGGTCTCATTGCATTAAACATAGTGTCAATACCGCCGGTTGGAATTACAAAAACTTCTTCGATTGGATATTTAGATTTTAAAGAGTTAATCATTGCTACTTGAGTCTCCTCATCATAAGGTCTCTTAAATGCATCCTCTTTTTTCTTGTTCTTAGCTTTTACTAATAATATTACTACTGGGTAGCCATTTTGTTTATGAATAGTTTCAACTACTTTAGCATGGCCTAGTGTAAATGGTTGGAATCTACCAACAAACATATTAACTAATTTCTTGCCTTGTTCTGGGTGGTCCACCTTTAATGCTTCTAAAATAGGACTTGTTTGTGATTTTAAATCTTGATTATTTAAGTATGTTTGAAAATTCATAACCTCATCTTCTTTTACATCTCCAACAATTAGGCTTTCAATATTAGTGACTATTGTGTTTACTTTTGACATTAAGTCTTTATTAATAATATCTGTTTCTTTAGTTCTCTTTTTTCTAAAGCTACCTAATGCTATTTTAAAAAGCTCAGATAAAACTTTATTGTTTACTAATGATATTGTTTTCTCATTCTTAATAAACGCTTTATTAAGTTCAAAACCTGGAAGTGATGCAAAGTCAGCAGAATTAAAACTAGTTCCGATATACTTAGTAGCATGCTTATCAATATAAGCATTAAAAATAATTGAAATTAGTTCAATATATCTTTCATCAGTTTTTTCTGCGTCTAATTGAATTGTATTAAAATCATAACCGCTCATAAATTCAACTAAGTCTAGAATAGACAGTTGATACATGTCGGATGGTGTTCTATCATTATTATAATCTCTATCAAATCTTTCTAATTTAAAACTTTTTACATTTTTACCTTCATAGAAATTAATAATAAACGAATCTATATCTTTATCTAGAGTATTGTTTAATGCAGCACTAGAAGTAGCAGAATTAAATATATTGTAAACTGCTCTAGTAAAAGATTGTTCTTTAAATTTATTTTTAAAAGCCTCTTCGGAAAGTTCTAATATATCTAATAAGTCATTAACTTGATCTTCTGATAATCTACCTTGAAATATAATTTGAGGTCTTTGTACATCTAATAAATCAGACCAATGATAAAGAATATTTGGGTCTCTAATTACCTTTTTAATTTGACTAGGATTAGTTGAACTTATCGTTTGTATGTGTGTTAATATTAAATTATTTTTAGGTAAGGCATCGTACTCAATGTCGATTGCTTTTTTAGTTGGTAAATAATCAAAACCAAATTTCCAATCTGTTGGAAGCTTTTCTAAAAGTTTAGGATCTAAAGATTTAAAATAATTAATTGCATTTTCATAATATTTAACAATAGTCCTATCAACTTTATTCATAGCTATTTTTGAACCACTTTTATAAAATTCAAATTCTCCATTAGAAGATCTTTTAACATGAAATGAAGAGGCTTGTATCTTTTCAGATATAAGACTTGTTGATTTTATTAACTTAATAAAATCTTGTCTATTACTTGATTCAAAATATGTTTTTAGGTTTTGTAATGCCATTGTTATCTACCGTATTTAATAATTCCCATTAATTGATTAATTGCAGCAAAAGTTCCAGTTAGTTTATAAGTATGTCCTTTATATCTAAATACAAGGCCTTCGGTTGGTATGATAGATTCAATACCTCCAATTCTATCTAAACGTTCTAGTTCTTTAGCTACTTTATTTATCTGAGTTATATCTCCGCCCTTTTTAATCTTATCAGCTTCTGTTCTAATTTGATTATGCAGTCTCTGCATTTCTTTATCTGGATTTGCAGCCACAAAGTTAGAAGCGTTCTTTAAGATAACAGAACCTAATTCTAAGAAAAGATCTTCAAAAGGTCTAATATTTTCTTTATATTTCTTTTTAACATCTTCTTTGTCAAATCTTTTAACAGCAGCTGCTTCATCTTTTCCTATTTCCTTTGCAAGACTTCTTAGATTAAGTGTTTTCTTATCTCCATAAGCCCATCTTAATAATAAGCCTTCTTTATAGTCTTGTTGTAAATCGGGGAAGTTTTTATCAATAGTTTCTCTCCACCACATTTCATGATATCTAGAAACCTCATCTGCATCTGTTAATCCATAACGATCTCTTAGCGCTTCAACCTTTTTTATAAACTTAAGTTGGTTCTTTTCAAAATCAATATCCTTACCTATCTTAATAATTTGTGGTGGAATAACTGTAAAGACTTTACCAATATTAGCGTTAACTTTTTCTAAAGCAGCAGCAATTGATTTACCGTACTTAGGCTCTTCGCCAATTATATTACCATTACCATCTGTTATTTTAATTCCATGAAATTGAATAACGTCTCTATCATAATAGATAACATTTGGGTTTTTAGAGTAGATAAGCTCCATGTTCATAAAGTTCTTACCATTATCAAATGCTTCTAAATCTTTATCAGATAACTTGACTAGAGAAGTTGCTAAATCTTTAGCAGCAAAAATATAAGTTTCTTCAACTAATTTTGATGCATGTCCAGTAAACATATCGATAATACCATTAAGGTCTAATGGGTTTGCCATTTGTCCTTTATTTCTAGCAAACATTGCTTGGCCATCCTTTACAGTGACAAAAAGATTTTGCCCATCAGTTTTTTCAGTAGGCTCTTCTTCAAAATTAAGTTCACCGCTAAGTCCAGATTGGATTAATTTTTTAAAGTCTCCAAATGTTAATTGTTTATTATCAAATGGATGTGACATGTGTCCTGCGGCACCACCTTCAAGTATTAAAGCCTCATTAACCGAAAATGAAGGAGCCTCTTTCAAAGTCCTTCTTTCCAGTACAAATTCTCTATAAGATTGTAGTTTTTTCATATTATGCTAGTGATGATTGTAAAATTCCTGCACATTTTCCGTAGTCACCATCGCATTTTTTTAATATGCCGGCAACAACCTCGTCTGCTTTAGCCTCATCAAATTCTTCTCCAAAAGCTTTTTGTAATACTTCGTATGCGTATTCTTTAAAATCTTCTTCAGATTTAATTTCAGCCTCGTTTACAGATTCAAAAAGAGAATTAAAATCATCTAATAAAGATTGTCCCATTCTTTCTTCTTTAAGCTCTTGTAAAAATAGAGCAGTTCCTTCAACAATCCCTTGGCCAGACCATCCTGCCGCATTAGCGATATCTGAATAGTATTTGTCTAGAATCCTTTTTAAAGTAGTAGTTCCTAGTTTTACAAAGTGTCCACCTAGACCTGGTAACTTAATCTCTAAAGCCGCCATTTTACCTTTAATGTTTCTAGAAACAATTTTTTCTCTATGGAAGTTAGCGTCTGTCATTGCTTCTTCAAAAAGATATTTAACACAACCTCTAATAGACTCATGAGACATTGCACCAAAATCTGGTAAAGTCTTATAGAATATTTTCTTATATTGTGTAACTACCTTTTTAGCATCTCTTTTGCCGTCAACTTTAATAGCTTCATTAACTACTGATTCATTGCACATTGAAACTAATTCTTGTGCAATCTTTTTTGCTTTAGAACCTTTATGTCCATAAGATTCAACTGTATCTAAAGCATCTTCCATTTCCATGCCATGTAATTCTCCCATGTCTCCTCCTCTTTCATCTAAAAGATCCTGTAAGATATTTTCAGCTTCTGATTCATTAACTACTGATTCAAAATAATCTTCATAGTCAGAGATTGAGTCTGGTCCCCATACATCAGCTAAAACTTTTTCGATATCTTCTCTTTTACCGGTTAATTTAACTTCTGGGTAACCGTGGTCACCTTCTTCTTTTTGAACTTTCATTTTAACTTTATTCTTCTTTAAAGATGTAGTTAAGGGTTTAAATTTAGTTGGGTGTATATCGTCATCGTTTCCAAATTCTATACCCGAAAGAGATGTTTCATTAACAACTGATTCAAAGGTTGATGATGGCATTAGTTCTTTATCGCCATATATGTCTGCTACCAACCAATTTTTATTCTCTTCATCCCATAAATAAACCCACTCAGCGCCGGCTCCATTTGAAACATCATTTAAATATTGGTCTACTTTTTTATATTGTCCTGTTGTTTGCATGTCACCGCTTTCACCACGATCTCTTCCGTAAAAAATAGTATAACCTCTAGTCGGATTAGAAAAACTATGTTTCTTACCTATTGATTTATCTAAAAATGAAATACCAGCCTTTCCTAATTTCATTAATTGCTTAATGTCACTTTCGCTATATCCTTTTAACATTGGTAGCATGTGCTCTGGGTAACCATCAGAATGTACGTATGTTGATGTGATTTTACCACTCTTACTAAGAATACCAATTTGAGATCTAGTTGATTCGTTAACCGCAAGCGACTCAAATGCTGGAACTAACTCTGCGTTTCCGTCTACATGTAGCATATACCATTTACCATCTCGCTCGTCAAAAAGATAAACATATTCTGCCCAACCAATATCTTCTAGATATTTAGACATGTTTTTAATCTTTCCTTTTTGATTTTCCATGTCGCCATAGTAATTCATATACCTTGGGTCTTCTTCTAATCCAGAGCTACCTCCATTTTTAAGAACCATGTTTAGTGGCGAACCACCCTTTAAATATGTCATCTTAATAAGTGGTAACATTGCTTCTGGATAAGAATCAGCATGTGTGTATACACTTTCTATATTACCTCTTTTGTCTATTTTACCAAAATGGCCTCTAGTGGCTTCTGTTAGTAATAAAATAGACTCATTAAGGCCTAAATTTTTTAACTTGTCAAAAAATTCAAATCTTTTTTCTTCTTCTAATTCTTTTATTCGAGTTACTCCATATTCAGATAAAAGTTCTTTAAATAGATCTGCTTCGTTAGATCTTTTAGCGTTCTGTTTTTTCTCTAATGCAACAGTATCTTTTTCATGTTTTGCTGCAGAAAATTCAGCAAATGAATTTAATTTCTTCATCTTTTATATTTTTTTATTTTTTATAGTATTAGATTATATATCCCCCTCAAAAGTTACGTTTTTAATATCATACTTAAACTTCTGTTCTTTATAGATTTTCTGCCTAGCTTTTGAGTGTCTTATTAAGTAGTTATCCCAATCCGGTGAGCTTAAGTCATCTACAAAGTCAATAATGTTTACACTATCCTTTGATTTATGTTGCCTTAAACCTCTACCAATAGATTGCCTAATGATTACTTCTGATTTAAATGATTCTGTAAAGAATATGTTGTGGATTTTCTTGATGGATATACCAGTTGAGAATGTACCGTATGAAGCGACGATAACGACTTCTTCTCCGGCTTCCATTTTCTTTTTATATTCTTCTCTAATATCTTTATCAATTCCGCCATCAACATAATAAACTATTTTATTACTTTCTTGCCTAAGTTTGTCATATATCTTTCGGCCATGTTCAATTCTGTGAAAAAGAACGAGGCTATTTCTCTTAACTCTTGAAATTACACTTGTTATAAAGTTAAGTCTTCCAGGGGAATTAATTATATAGTTCTGTTCAAATTTAAAAACATCCTTGCTTTCATATCTATTCTGTGACATCTCTCTAAAAGCATCCTTTGTAGATTGTGCAGCATAATCCATTTTAATTACCTTAACGTGACATTGTGCAATATGTCCTTCATTTTGTAAAAAGTTTGCAGACACCTCCGTGATTACCGGTCCAGTATAAGCCATAAGAGTAAGTCTATCCAATGTGTTTGCTTTTGGTATTGTACCAGAGAGTCCGCTTCTATATTCAGCGTTAACACATTTTTGTAGAATAGTTTTAATTGATGTAGACTTGGCCTTATGTGTTTCATCAATAATAACAGCATCAAACTGTTCAAAATATTCTTTATCTTTTTTAACAAGGGATTGATAAGTACCAACTACTACATTTCTACCCGGCCTAATCTTTTGGCCAGAATAGATTTGTTGTACTTTAATATTTGCCCTGCCTTTCCAATTATAGTCTAAAAAATCTTCAGTGGCCTGTACTACAAGAGAAACATTAGGTACAATAAAGAGTATTCTTTTTGCCTTTTGTTTTTCTAACATATATGCTACTGTAAGAAATGAAATTAAAGTTTTCCCGGCAGAAGTTGCTAATTCAGATAAGCACTTTCTAAATTTAAGGATGTTAAATGCAGCCTCAATCTGATAATCTCTTGGAGTTATTTGAGAGCCCTCAAAAAATTCTAAGGCCCATTCGGTAAAAGTTTCTTGATTAATATTTCTATCAAACAATTCAGTAATACCATTTATTTTTAATTCATATTTATATTCTTTACAAACATTCATCACTTCTCGCCAAAGACCAGAAGGAATCCATTTGTCATCTTTTATATAAGATATGTAGCCATCCCATAGTCCCTTTTTAACCAATGGGTGAAATCTCCAATTTTCTACCCTACGGTTTAAAGAAATATTGAGCTGTTCGATTTCCATTTCTGTAGCCGAATCAACTCTTAGCAATTGCTTATTATCTGTTAAACTTATTTCCACTTAATGTGTTTTTGTTTCTTTTTATAGATCCTTTAATGCCAATCTATTTCGGATTGCAAAGCCCATATTATCTAGGGTTTTGACCGATTCTCTAAAAAAATCTAATTGATTTTCTAGATGTGATAGTATCATGTTCTCATTTGAAAGATCAGTTTCAATAAACTTTTCTTTTTGCTTCTCACCAAGCTTATAGTCATATTCATAATAACGAATATAAGCCTCTCGATACCTAACACTTATTTTTGATTTTTGCTCTTTAATCTTAACATTCATATATGCCATTTGATCTATAAGAGTCTGTCTAGAAGATAGCACATCTGCTATAGTGCCTTCCATTGTATTAATATTACGAAGGCTTTGTGCGAGTGCTTTAATTTTATTAGACCACTCTGTTCTTTGGGTACTTAACTTAGCATCCAAATTTAATATTTGTTCTTTACTCATTTATGTTTATTTAAAATAAAGATTTATCATCACCTCGCTTGGGCTTTATGTAAACGCTGGTTTTTTGTTTCTTTTTAAACTTGGGTTTACCAGGATCAAAAGCAACACTTTCCGGTTTATGCTCAATTGGTGTAAAGTCAATAAGTAATTTAAGGTTTTTAAATCTACTCTTGTCTCTATAAAAATCTTCTAAGTTATCTTCCACTATATCGTTAATATCTTCTATAAGTACCATAAGTCTAATTGGTTTGATGTGAAATAATTATTAATTTGCTTATGTGCATTTGACTTAAGCTCAAAACATTTTAACATCAAATCATTTAAATCTTTGATATTATATTTATCTAGATTATTATCTTTAAGAAATTTAGACCACATAAATACTGATTTACCTTTTTTAAGTTTTTCAATCATTTTAGAGCGTCCTGTTTTATCATTATCAAACATATATCTAACCGTAGCCATTTCGTCAAACTCATCTGTAGTTCTACCAGCAGTTGCTAAAGCAATAGAGTTATGCATAAACTTAGCATCAAGTGGCCCTTCAAAAAGAGTTACTGGTCTTTGAAAGTTAATTTGCATAATACCAAATAAGGTTGATGCCTTATTCATATTGCCTAATAATATTGGTTCTACTTCAAGTTGATTTCCCATTTCAGAATAGAGTTTTGATAGATCGTAAGTTAGATACCTAGAACCATAGCCCTTCATTTTTCTAGTTTGAGCTCCCATCACCTTTCCAGTATTGGTCATATTAAGAATCCAAAGTCGATGGCCCTTTTCTGTATAAAGGAATTCATCGGTTCTATTATGAAGAAGTCTATCTTTTAATTGAAACCAAATCCAATCACCAGGTTCAACTGGCTTAGCTTTAAAAGACTTTTTAAAATCATCAAGTGTTATTGCATATTCTTCAACTGAACTCATTACAGCATGCTTAAGCGTGTCCTCTGAGTTTATTTTGACCTTATTCTGTTGAATATAGTCAATTACTGTAAAAGCATCATCAGAATTACTAAGCTTAATGCCATGGTCTTTTAATAAAGAATGGATATTTGTATGTTCGCTGCAGTTATAACAATGATATTGAAGCGTATCCCAATACATGTTACCACGCTTTTTAGTATGGTCTGTATGTGAATCGCCACAATAAGGACATGCCAGGGTTATTCGCCCTGGCATGCTCTTAAGAAGTTGTTTACTAGGAGAAGAGTGTTCTTGTACGCAAAGTTCCTTTAACGCTTTTTTAATTCTTTCTCTTAGTTCTTCCGTTAATTGTATATTAGATGTCGAGGTCATTCAAAAAAGAATCTAAATCATCATCCGTACTAACTTTAGAATCTGTACTTGCAGTTGTAGTTGCAGAACCTGCAGTTTCTGCTACTTTAGCTGGTGCTGGTTTTTCTTCTTTCTTTGCAGATCCGGTTATGGCTGCAATAGACTCTCCTGGGTTAAGGTACATACGAAGTACATCGTTAACAAAGCTACGCATATCTTCATCCCATGCTCTGTAGTCATAGTTAGCTAATGATGGTGCATTGTCTAATTCTGTTTTGATCGTCGCCATTGTCTCTTTATTTCTTTCAGCTGGTGCATCTTCTAAGATAATTGCTGATTTACTTGCAGAGAATTTAGACTTGTCATAGTTGTTGTATTCACCTTGTCTTGTGATAATCAACTCAAAGTTCTTTCCTTCAAAAAGGTCAAATACTTGTGTTGGCTCCCCAAAGTCTGGTTTTAATTCAGCATCGATCTTCTCTTTGATCTTATACCCGAATTTAAATACTTTGTACTGTCCTTCTAAATCTGGATTTTGTGGATCCTTTACGATTTTAATAAGTGCATAATACTGCTGACGTCTTTTCAGTTTCTCAGATGCCTTACGGTCAACTGCTGAGTCAGACTTTCTTAATTTCCAAAATACGTCTGCAATAGGACATTTCTCTCCGATTGTTGATGGACTGTCTACTAATTTACCATCTCCTGAAGAGTTAGTTAACCAGTGGACATATTTTTGGATTAGTGAGTTACGAGGGTTTTCTGGATTAGGTACAAAACGTATTAATGCTTTGTAAGTTCCGTCTTTACCATCGTCTGCTGTTGGTTTGTAAATCTCATTTGTTGAGTTACTTGTTTGTACTTGGTGAGTTTCTACGTCTTCTACGCCCAAGTTAAAAATGTCAAAATCTGCCATAATTCCTTTAAATTGTTTAATTGTTTAATACTTGAAATAACTTTAATGTCCTTTCATTCCTTATAGTATGCTACTTTATTTAGTTTCAAATAGTTTGCAATGTTAATATCGTACTTTCATTTTCTCTCCATCTACCGTCCTTAAGCTTAAGCAGCCCTGCCTTGTGTAGTAATGTATCACGCTCAATTGCAGTGATTTTATTATCTTTCACCATTTTTATTAGGACTCTGTCTAGACTGAGAAAGTCAGTAGTAACTAACATATACAAGTTATTTTAATTGTTTAAGTAACATATAGGTTATATATCTAAGTTTAAAATTGTTTCTAAATTAGCTTAAAAAAATTAATTTGAAAAAAAGTTGAAATAGTTTGGAACAAAGCCAGTAGGCTTGCATATAAGTAATGTATTTAAAGGAAAGATAAGGTTAGTTCAGAGCGTTAGCAGTATAAGCTACAAGATAGCAAGCATCAATAAGGTCATCAAAAGGTTTAGGCACCTTTTTCCCAGTTTCAATTTCCCTAACATATTTATAGAAAGAGCTTTTAAGCAGAGACTTGTCATTAGCGGTATTTGCTTTAAAGGCATCAAATAATTGTAGCTTACTCATATTACCTTTACCTGCAAACTTCTTAAGAGAGGTTGGAGCTACAGTCAAGATATCTTCCGGCTTTAAAGTCTTTATCATCTTTAATTTTAAAATAGCAGCACCTGCTGCCATGTCAATCATATTATTAGTTCCCATTTTAGAACCATAAGAAGAGCCTTCAAATGCAATAGTAAATCCATCAGATTCAAATGTATTCTGTGCAATTAAATTAAGAATATCATCAGCCATCCTGTCATATCTTTTAACTTTAGCTAATTCTGATTTTGAATAATCTTTATTACTTGTGAAATCTGGCTGAGCCACTAATGTGACATCTGGTAAAATGCTAATTTCTTCCTGCATTTTTTGTTCAGCCTTAGTACCTGATTTAGGCTTAAGATAACTTATAAAGTGATACACTTTACTTTTATCATTCCAGATACAAATACCTGGTGAGTTTAATGAGAAGTCTACTCCTATAAAATTCATTTAAATTCTTTTACCCATTGCAGCACCAAGAGCGGCACCAACTAATCTGGAAGTTAATAAATCGTAAAAAATACCTTTTTGAATTCCTAAAACTTTAGCAATAACCTTTCCAATTGATTTACCTAATGCAAATCCAGCTAAACCACCTATAATAGAACCTAGAATACCTTCATTAGTCATCTCTTCATTTAAACGATCTAAATCATAAGTACCATCCTTTCTTTTATATTCAGCTTCAAATGCTTCAATAGCCGCATCTACTTCAGCTTCTAATTCTGGAGTCCACTCTTCTTGTAAGCCCTCTTTGACTAAAGAATAGTCCTGCTCACTAATTTCGTTTTCTACTAAATAATCGTTAAATGTTTTCATATTCATAATATTTTTTATAAAGTATATATCTTTTTATTCTATTTCTAGTCTAAGATCTAGTTTATTGTAAAAAAATGAAACCTCAAATGTATTAAACTCTGCTACGTTCTGTGCCATATTAAGACTTAATTCATTTATTGAGTTCATAATCGGTTTTTGAAATTCCATATATGCAACAGAAGCTCCCTCGGCATCTAAAATTCTTAATGTTAAAGGCTGAGTATAAGGTTCTTTTGTACTTCTTGCATAATAATAAAGCAATGTGTCCATCATAATCCAATAATTAATAAAACCATCTAATAATTGCATGGTCACTGTAAATTCTCTTTGAATTGTATTTTGAATTGGAACTGCTCCCCTGTGATACCTTGTGGTTCCATCATTATCAGCTTGAGTAATTGGATCAAAAGAAATTCCTGGCACATTAATACCCTGTATAGAATAATTAATATAATCAATAGGCTCTGCTAATAAAGATCCCGGAATTCTATTTAAATACGATTTGTATTTATTTGCAACTTCTTCTGGTACAAATTTTCTAGGAAATCTAAAATCATAAAGGTTATTTCTGCTATTTAAAATCATAATATCTTATATCTTAAAGAAGATTGTCGTTTTTAAAATCATCAGAGCTAAAACCAGTATTTTGGCCTCTAGCACCACTTCCTCCGCCGCCGCTTCTACCGCTTCTAGGTGATTTTTTAGGATTTCCATAACTACTTCTATCCGGTTCGTATTGTAGAGGAGGTCCTTTTACAAAGTTAACTCCAGAAGGCCCGACTTTAACAGGCTTTACATTATCTTTAGGATTTACAAATTTTGGACCCGAGTTCCCTTTAATTGAAGCAGTTGCTCCAGTTTCACTTATAGACGCCACCGACGGTGTTGGTGGTAAATCTTCTTCAGCTACAGTTCCAGGATCTTCTGGCGCTGGCGTCGGTGCCGGTGTCGGCGTTGGCGTTGGCGCCACATCTGGCGTTGGTATTGGTTTTGGTGTTGGTGCTACCGGAAGGTTTGCAACCCATCTACCACTTGTAATCATAGTCTCATCAGTACCATTATCCATACTTATATAAAAAGTTCTAGAACGAAGGCCTCTAATAGCAACTGCATTAGCTTCACTTAATTTAAAAAGAACTTCACCGTCTCCCATATTAACAGACTTATCTATTATATGATTAAATTTTAATTTATTTTTACCATCGACAAACGATAATACAATATTTTCTACATTATTTAAAGGTATATTAATAATATCACCAGTTTTATTTTTAGCTAATTTAAACTTTAAATAAGTACTGAATGGCGGTATTACAATCAATAAGTTAGCACTTGAAGTATAAGGCTTACTATCAACTTCTTCTAATCCACCTTCTACTTGTTGCATTCCACTTGAGCCCACAACAACGTTATATCTTTCTATAAATGCCGGAACTTTTTTAATACTTCTAGCTGGCATCATATTAGAAATTAAACTACCTACTTTTCTATTAGTTGAAATGTTAGGAAGAATATTATAAACCTCAGTTAATGTATTGTTACCATTAATGTTTACCTTCTGCAATCTTTTACCGTATCTACCAGCTTGTGCAGTTGTTATGCTAGCTCGTTTTACTATTTGTGTATTATCAGTTTGATTCCAAATTCTCATAGTTACATCTATTGAAAAATTAACTGCAACGTTTGAATTAATTATAACAGGTCTAAAAACAATAGGAGTATCAAAATCTTCATATTGTGAATATGTTGTACTAAATGTTTTAATATTAGAAACACCTACTTGTTCAAAAACATCAACATCAAACATTACCATAATATCATCACCGCTAAGTTGAATTTTATCTAATAAGTATCTTTCAAAACCAGCAGTACTTCCATCTCTTTCACCATATAATCTAAAATAATCTCCGTCAGTAGCATCTTCAACCACTACAGTAAAATCTTGAAATTCATCTTCTCTAGAAATAGTAAATTTATTTTCTTCAGCAGTGTGTATAAAATCAAATTCAGTACTTGACTCTATTCTAGAAATCAATTTAAAATTAATACCATAATTACTATCTGCTTTTAAATCAGAAGAACCTATAGATCCATCTCCAAAAAACCTATTTAAAAACTCTGTATTTTGGTTAACTAAAGTAGGAACTTTAACTTCGATAAATTTAGCAAATAAAGTTTCTCCTAAAACAAAAGGCCTAGGATTAGCTAATTCGTAATTAGATGAGTTTAAATAAACTAATTGTGTAAGATTATTTTCTACACCGGATTCTCTTTCTGCTAAAACTTGAAATAAAAACCCTTCATAACCCCTAGATGCAAAACTATATCCACTTCTTAAGTGTAATCTAATAGTATCATATTTAATATAATTAATATTAGCAGTGTTGTCTACTTGAGAATTTAAAACATCAGTTTCATTAGAACCATTCCAGTTTGGATTATTATTTAAATAATTATAAGCATCGTATGCTCCAGTAGAATCATAACCAATAAGTGCATATCTATTCGCGTCATTTAAATGTTTAACTGCGTGAAATCTACCTAGTATTTGATTTATATCATTACCTGCATTTTCATCTGGATTTGCAAAAAGAGGGTTAGCCCTACTTGCTACTGTAATTTTACCACCAATTAAATTATCTGCTTTATATTCAACTTGTCCATTCTGAGTTGGTGTATAAGTTGCAATATATGTCACTGGTGAATAACTATAAACACCCAATGCTCCTGTAATTTCAAAACTAGATTGCTCTGCTAATGATAATCCAGATAAATCAAATTTATAAGTTTTACCATTCTGTAAAAGAAGAGTTCTTCCAGCAAAATTTTCTATAGACAAATAACCTGATGCTGAAGTAACATCAAAGTTAACCACGTTACCACCCAATTCACTTATTAGGTGTCTTTTTTGTGTAGAGTCACCTTGTACTGTATCTATAAATTTAACTTCACTACCATTGTCATCTACTTCTATCTGATATGCAGAAGGATTACTTTGATCGTGATAGATAAATTCAATTAGTACGTCGTTATCTATTCTATAATATGCTGAAGATTGTGCCATAATTTTTTATATTTAAAACCTCAACCACTTAGGTGACCAATATACTCCTAAACCAATAGAAGGGCCAGTACTAATTACTTGATTATTATTTAAGTTTATTCCATACCCAACTCCTATTCCGATAGACCAACCAGATTTTTTTTCATATCTTTGGTTTAGTTTAGTATTTATCAGGTTTATATTTTCAATATCAGAGATAATTAATCCAGGATATGTTGTTGATAATTTAAGTCTATTTGAACCTTCTACGTTTTCAATTGCTGCACTTAAAGATAATGTTTGATCTATATTAAATTGACTCTCACCTATTATATAGAATTTACCACCACTAAATCTAACAGTAGAAGAACCTGTTAATGTTCTAGTATTCCCTTTGCTAAATATATCAAACTTATTGTACTTTATTTCACTTGTAGTAGAATCAATCTCCACGACGCTAGTTGATGCTAATAAACTATCTTTAATTGCAAGTTCAGCAGAAATCAAAGTATTTACTTCATTTAAATCTTTATTTAAATTAAGAGCATTTGTATACTTTTTAATCATGTCTTTCTGATCGTCTTTTAGGTTTATTATATCAAATTCATAACTTCTAATCGTGCTAATTAACTCACCAGTTCCGGTTTTATAAATTTCTATAGAGTCTTTAGAAGCTAAATAATTATTAAAGTTTCTATCTGAAGTTTCTTGTGTAGTTTTTAAATCTCTTTTAAGTTTTTCAGTCTGTTCACATTGTCTTAAAAATAATAAAACGAAAAGAACACCTAGTACAAAACCAAGTGTGCTTTTATTAGATAATATTTTTTTTAATTTATTCATTATTTACTTTTTAATTACTAAACCATTGTTGTATTTAATTGTATTTGTTTAAATTCTACATCTAATTGAGAATAATCTACACGATCAAATCCATCTGCATGTTTAATTACAGCATTCTCAGGAATTTCATCAGACATTACACCTTGGAATAATCCAACTCCGTGTACTAAGTCCTTATATTCAAAACTATATATGTTTAACCCACTTGGCGATTCACCAATTTTAGTTATATTCTTCTTTAATCTTCTATCAGACGTGGTTTTTGTTGGGCTGGTACTGCCTGGTGAGACTAGAGGAATTGGCGACGGTGATGGTGTTCCTGGTGGAGATACTACGATCGGCGTTGG